CGGAGATGAATTTAGATATTGGACATCATTTGTTGATAATTCTAAATTAAAATCAACAGATACACACTATACATTATTACCATCAGTTGGAGCAAACTCATCTTCAAATTTAGATTTAACAACAGGTTCAGATTCAGAAAAAAACTTTAATAAAGGACAAAATTCATTTAGAATAGTGTGGACAGATGAAACTGTTTATACAACTTATACGGGTAAAACGTTTCCATCTTATGATGAATATCACATTGATGTTAATTTTGGAGATTACTTAGTGATGGATAGTTCTATTAAATTTAAAAAGGTTAATGATTTAATTGCAACTTTTAGTCCTGATATTTTAGATAAATTTGAGGAATACTTTTTAGACTTTGCAACTGAAAGAGTTATCGAGGAAACCCCATACAAAAAATTTAAATCCGTAAAACAGGATAACTTTCAAAATTTATTAAAATCTATTGTAACGGTTAAAAAGAAAGATAGCGACCCAACAAACACAAATTTGTTAATAAAAACTTTAAGAGAACAACAATTAGAAAATTTAAAAACAATAACAAAAGATATTTTATCTGATTCTAATTTAATAAAGATAACTATTGGTAACCCGAAAGAAATTGATTTATACACTTGGAATGGATTTGCGGAAAGTGGAAGCGTAAAAAGTTTCTCATATAATAATTTTGATATTGTACAAACAGGAGACACAACAAATCAAAAGGATTTAAAATTAATAATTGGTACAGAACCATATACGGGAACACCGACAAATTATTATGTGGAATTTTTCAGTACTAATAATGTAGAATTTACTGAAGAATATTTTAGAATTTTTAGACCTTTAGTTTACATCTATGCGGGTTATAGAAAAAATGGAGGTACAAATACAAAAGGAGCATTCCAACAATATCTAATTAGTAACATACTTTCATATAACACTATATTCCATAACGGAATTCAAAATAGACAAGATTTATATTTGAATACTATTATATCTAAACTTGTTGGTCTTAAGAGTGAAACAAAAACAATACAACAAACAATTTTAAATGGGTACAATGACAGTCCCATGAAACTTGAACAATATAATTATTTTAAATCATTTAATGATAAATGGATTGCAGGTAATTCTATAGGACAAAGATTGTTATTAGAGGAATTTTTATTTTTAGATAAAGCAAATAGAGATATTGGAGATAAAGCGTATTTTAGTTTAGAAAAACTAATACCGTTAGAAGAACCGGAAAACGACAAACAAAACCTATACGGTCTTATTGGTATGTTGATAAATGGTACTGGATTTGATATGAGAGGTTTACCAGCATATGTAAATTTTTATGGAACAAATTTAACAACCAAATCTAAATTAACACCATCTAAAAAGGTGGCTCAAAATTTATTTGGTACGTTTTTAGAGGTAGATTATCAAGAATCGTCTCCAAAGATGATTTTACAATATACGGGACCAACTTCCAAACATTTGGAAATGGCTGATGTTAGTAAAAAATACAATTTTAATGACGACAGTTTTAATGTTGGTAATGCAAATAAAAATCCTTTAGTCATAACCATACCTGATATATTCAGCAATGCTGATTTATCAAAATCAAATAAGGTGGTTGCGTTTGAAGTTAATTTTGGAGACCAAAACCAAAGTATTTTCAAAGGGGTTAGTTTAGACCAAAGTTCAATAAGAAATACTACGGAATCATTTATTGCTCAAGAAAATTTAGGTAGGTCCGAATCAGGATCGGGAGCACACCAAGTAGATATTGGATTATTTGACATATACAGACAAGCGTCATATACTTGTGATGTTACGTGTTTAGGTAATGTAATGATACAACCAACAATGTATTTTTATTTGAAAAACATACCAATGTTCAAAGGTTCATATTGGATTACAGAGGTATCACATAAAATCAATAACAACAACATAACAACTTCGTTTAAGGGTACAAGAATACCATATGCTTCATTACCAGACCCTAAAGATTCATTCATGGCAAGTTATAGGGCGTTATTCGATAGAATTACCAAAAGTGCGGTTGCTCGAGTTAAACAAGATAGTTTAAACATAACAGGTTCGACTAAAAATGAAAAATCAATTAGTACTGACCAAGGTACATTTACTATTGATATGGGGGGTAAGGAACAAGAAATTAAAGGAGAACAATTAACAAAAGAAACGGGGGTCAATGTATTTGGTGTTAGATATAACGGATATAATGGTGAGAAATACATCCAAAAAGTAACATATAACAAGAATGAATACTTTAGAGCAATTGCTGTTGGGATGGGAGGTAAAACATATAAACCTGAAGATGCAATTCAAATGAATTTATTGTCTCGACTAAAATCAAAAACCATACAGGGTACGACGATGAATAATAATGGAGAATATGTTAGTTATTTAACTTGGGGGGATATTAACAAAGAAAAAGACTTTTATTCATTAAGATTTGATTTGAGTGTTGCATCTGCGGATATTATTATTGGAACAGTTAATAAAACACAAGGAGTTAATATAACACATGCCGGAGCAACCACTCATTTTCTTAACCCCAAAACAAATAAAAAAATAACAATAACACCAAATGGAAGTAACCCCATCACAAAGGATAATATAACAGGACCAATAAATGTTGGACCAAATCTCGATGGATATGGAATCGCATTATCACAATCATTAATGACCAAATTGGGATTATATGATGGAGATGTTGTTTATTTCACAATGACATAAGAATATTAACAAATTTGGGATATTTATACAATATAAAAGAATATTATGGAAAATAATAAAATTAATGCAGTAGATCAATTCTTAAATCCAAAAAAAGTTAGAAAGGTTTCTAATGACGGAATGGAAAGAGAAGAATGTGATATGGTAACGGGAGAATGTTACACAATCAGAGAAAAAGACGGAATTGTTGAAAGAATAAATAAAAAATACGTTACAAACGACGGAAGACAATTATTACAAGATTAAGCCATGTTAGAACAAAAACTACAAGAAGAATTAAATCGTTACAAAGCCATTAACAAATATGGTAAAACGATGATAATGGAGCAAGATGCTCCTCCAGCTGACCCAGCATTAGATGCGGTGGCACCACCAGCTGACCCAGCATTAGATGCAGTGGCACCACCTATTGACCCCGCGGCACCTATTGACCCTGCAGCTGCACCTGCTGATGTACCGGCTGAAACCGATACAACAGAAGAGATTGATATTACAGATTTAGTTAATATGACTAAAAGTCTTAAAAAAGATGTTGAGGATAGTAAAAACGAAAATGGAGATGTTATCGGAAAGATGGATGATGTGTTTACCAAATTAAGTGATTTAGAATCTAAATTATCTCAAATGGACCAAGTTATGGCTAAAATTGACGAATTGGGTGCTAAAGTTGAAGCGTCAAAACCAAAAACGGGAGTTGAGAAACTTGAAATGCGTTCATTGGATTCATATCCGTTTAATGAAAAACCACAAGAATTTTTCGCACATAAACAAGGTGAAATGCAAGTAAGTGGTAAAAATGAATATGTATTAACCAAAAATGAAGTTGATAATTATCCAACAGATACTATAAAAACCTCATTTAATCCAGAACAACAAGAAGATGAATATAAGTTCTAACGTAAACTTTTTATTGGGATTACAAACACAAATGAAGATTAATCATTGGCAAACCAAAGGTTATGCTAGACACAACGCATTTGGTGGATTTTATGATTCATTAAGTGATTTAATCGACACATTTATTGAGTCCGCAATGGGAAAATATGGTAGATTTACATTAGATGAGGAAACAAAAACAATTCAATTAAGTAACTTATCTGAATTAGATATGAAGGGTATGATTTCAACAGTAAGAGATGCGTTGGTTCAAATGAGTGAGCAATTAGACTCGTCAGATACCGATTTATTAAATATTCGTGACGAAATCTTAGGAGAATTGAATAAATTATCTTATCTTTTAACATTAGAATAATAAAATTATTAAAAAAACCAAATTAAATGATATCAGGTTCAGCGGCAAGAATTGCATCAAACACAGCAACAAGTTCATTATCTTACATAGATAGTTTAGTAACTGGAGCAACTGCTCAAGGTTTATACTCTATAACGGTGGATGGAGCAAGAGTAAACCCACAAATGATTACCACATTAAAATCTTATGGTTTTACGGTGGATACCACATATGACACTATGGGAACCTATCCAAGATATGTGATTTCTTGGTAATTCAACCTTAAAAAAAACTTTAAAAATAATTTAACCCAGATTTCCAAGTCTGGGTTTTTTTATGTATATTTTACTATAACGTTTTAAAAACTTAAATTTTAACAATTATGTCTACATTTGACGCAGTACTAGCACAGTACGAGAAAAACAAGAACAACGCCACAAGTGGCAATGCAAACAAGGTATCCCAAGAGGATAGAATGAAGAAGTATTTCACAACCGTATTACCTAAGGGTTCTAAAGGTGAAGAAAGACGTATTCGTATTTTACCTACAAAAGATGGTAGTTCACCATTTGTAGAGGCTTATTTCCACGAAGTTCAAGTGGATGGAAAATGGGTTAAATTATTCGACCCTAAACAAGAAGGTAAGCGTTCACCATTAAACGAGGTTTATGAAGGTTTAATGATGACTGGTGTTGATTCTGATAAAGAATTAGCACGTACATACCGTTCTCGTAAATTTTACATTGTAAAGGTTATTGACCGTGACCATGAAAATGACGGAGTTAAATTTTGGAGATTTAAACATAACCACAAAGGTGATGGTATTATGGATAAAGTATTCCCAATTTTCCGTAACAAAGGAGATATCACTAATGCAGAAACAGGACGTGATTTGATTCTTTCTTTGGCATTAACTAAATCAGGTAACGGTAAGGAATACACAACAATTAATTCAATCATCCCTGAAGATTCAGGTGTTTTACACACGGATGCAGATGTTGCAAAAACATGGTTAGAGGATGAATTAACTTGGTCAGATGTATATGCTAAGAAGGGTGAAGACTACTTAGAGTTAGTTGCAAGAGGTGAAGCCCCACGTTGGGATTCAGACCAAAAAAGATACGTTTCATCATCTACAAGTGATGAGGTAATTGCATCACCAAAAACTTCTACTCCTGTGGTTGACCCACAAGAAGAAGATGATGTTGATGGAGATTTACCATTCTAATTAATTTATGATGTTCCCGACATTGTTGTCGGGAACATCCTTTAAAAAACAAAAACATGGCAGGAATTAAAAAAACAGATTTTTCTTCTATTAAGAAGAAATTCTCAAAAGAGGCAGAATATAAACCAGACCGTTTTTTCGATTTGGGTAGTGCCTTCTTAGACGCTACAGGTATACCTGGCCCCGCAATGGGTCACATCAATATGTTGTTAGGACATAGTGATACAGGTAAAACAACCGCACTTGTAAAGTCAGCGGTAGATGCTCAAAAGAAAGGTATTGTTCCCGTGTTTATTATCACAGAACAAAAATGGAGTTGGGACCATGCTGAATTAATGGGATTCGATAAAGGAGGAGATTATCTTTTCAACAGTGATTTTGAGTACATTGAACAAATCACAGATTATATCAATGAATTATTAGATGCACAAGAGAAAGGAGATTTACCTCACGATTTATTAATCTTATGGGATTCAGTAGGTTCGGTTCCATGTAAAATGACTTACGATGGTAAAGGTGGTAAACAACACAATGCATCAGTTTTAGCTGACAAAATTGGAATGGGTATCAACCAACGTATCTCAGGTTCAAGAAGAACAGATAAGTCTTATACGAACACATTAATCATTGTTAACCAACCTTGGGTAGAATTACCTGATAATCCTTTCGGACAACCGAAGATTAAAGCAAAAGGTGGTGAAGCCATTTGGTTAAACTCAAGTATCGTATTCTTATTTGGTAATCAAAAAGGTGCAGGAACGACTAAAATCTCTATCACTAAAGATAAGAGAAAAGTAAAAATAGCAACAAGAACAAAAATCTCTATCATGAAAAACCACATCAATGGTTTAGGATATGAAGACGGACGTATCTTGGTTACATCACACGGATTTATGGCTGGACGAGAGGAAGGAGAAGAAAAAAAATCTCTTGAAGAGTACAAAAAAGAAAGTGGTGATTACATCAGTAAGATGTTAGGTGTTAATGTTACAGACATTACGGACGTAGAAGTTGTAACAGAAGAGAGTGATCTATAATTAATTTTAAATGTCGGTATTACTTGTTGATGGAGACAATTTACTCACGATTGGTTTTTATGGTGTTAAGAACGCCTTTCATAAAGGAGCACATATTGGAG